TAGTAACGTAGACTTTTTAACTAGTCAGTTGACCCTTCGCAAAGACTTGTTAAAAGTATGTGAAAGCCAAGTATAATGTACACATTTGAAAAATTAAAAGTAGTAGAAGACTCTAATAAACACCTTACGGAAAAGTTCAAGTGTCATAGCTATCAAACAGGCAGGATTAATTTTAGTGAGCCTTGGAACTCTGATTTTGTAGAACTATCAGAAGAAAATTGGAAAGAGCTGAATAAAAATGGGGAACTTACGCTAACAAAAATAACGACAGAGACAATAAAATTAACTAAAACATAAAATGAAAGAGATGAAAGTAGATTTAAAAATATTAGAACAGACTTATAATAATATTGTAGAAGAGTCAAATAATATAATACTAGAAAAAGTAGATCCCAGTAAAAAATTTATATCCTTAGTACACCATTATTTTTTATTTGGTGTACACTACTCTAAAGATTTTATGCATAATAAATCAAAAGAATTAGAAAAACTTTATGATAGCCTAACTCAATTAGAGGTACTTCCCATTACAATTAGTAAATTAGAAAAAGAGTACACACCATATTTTAAAACAGCATAAATGAACAAATTATACGACATTATTATTTCATTATTTAAAGAGTACACAACTTATAATGAAATCGCCGAAAAAGAAAAAGAACGGATAAAAGATATAGACAAAAAAATAGTAGAACAAGTAAAAGAAAAGCCTGAAGATTCAGAGTTCATATTAACAGACGCTATTAAAAATCTATTCTTAGACAAAGTAACATTCTTAGACGTATATGCAAAAGATGCACAACTATTATTCTACACACTCTACATTTTAGTAGAAAACTATCAACAATTAGAAGACGTACCAATCCTACCAAAAGATGTTGTAAAAGTATGTGAAGACTTTGAACACATAGTACCAAGAACAGTGATGGTCGCCGAAAAAGGAAAATTAGAAGAACGGAAGAAAGGAACAATAGAGAACATTAAAACATCTATTTCAAGTAGCGGAGCATTCGAATTCCACTTAAACCAAGTGAAGGAACAACTAAAAAACCAAGCAGAATAAATAAAAAACCAAGCAGAATAAATAAAAAACCAAGCAGAATAAATAAAAAACCAAAGTAGCCCACTGAGTAGAAATTGCTTAGTGGGTTTTTAACATTTAACCTATGTCAGATTTTATAAAAGCTAGATTAGCAAAAGATAAACCCCACCTACTTAAAACAAAGAAGTATCTCATAGATAATGATTGGACAGAGCTTCCTGCAATAATAGATTCAGAGAAAGGTAAGAAGGCTTATAATCCTAAAGAGGAAGAGTTTAATGTACAGTCTTTAGCTATTGGTATTGTTATAGACAGATTGAAATACTTTGTTAATAAAAGTAAAGCAGACCATCACGAAGCTATATTTAAAAAATCTGTAAAAGAGTATCTTAAAGTAATAGATATTCATCTTACTAGAATAGATAACTATGTAAATAACACCTCTTTAGCTGAAATAAAAACTACAGACTTAAAAAAGGAGGAGATGAAATTTACCTCTATTCTTACAGGAAGATATAATAATATAGATGACACACTTTCGGCACTAAATATAAAAGAAGATACAGAAGATACAACTACATTACAATTTCACGAGAATACCAAGATTGCACAACTTTGTATGCTTGATATTTTATATGAGGAGTTTCCACTAATCAAAAGAAAAATTGATGCTATGGGAATAGATTTTACATCTCCGCCTAAAAATGAGATGCATATTGATAACCAAAATCCGCCAAAATGGAATAAGGAAAAGCATTTTTTTGAGCAAACACAACAAGTGTTGCAATATTATGTAGACGAGTTTAAGAAGCTAAAAAGAGGGATAGTAATAGATGGAATAGAGATTGAACCGTGGTTGTATTTTCATATGAATCACTTTGTAACGGAAATTCCAATAACGATAATAAATGAAGAAACTGGCGAAAAAAAGACGAGTAAAAAAGTTAAAGTACCCGAGCTGAGAGATAACGAATGGTACATAATACAAGAGAGCTACAAAAAGGCAAAAAAAACTGAAAAGATATTATTTATAGCCGCCACAAGACGTTTATTTAAATCAACAGGTCTTGCCTCTCACTTATATCATATTGCTATTACAGGAGGTAAAGAATTAGTTGTAGCTGGTGGGTCAGCAAAAGATTTAGGACAATTAGAAAAAAATATAAAAGTTTGCTCTCTAAACATAAACCCTGCCTTTGCTGTAAATAATATTAGTAATGATTGGAGTAAAAAAATACCTTTAGGTATAAGAACTAAAGCAAATAAAATTATATCGCAAGCGGTAATTCACGTAATAAACTTAGATGGTGGGGCAGTAAGTAACTCTGAGATACTCGCGGGTTTTACTCCTGATGCCTTCGTTATTGACGAGGTAATGAAAGCCCCGTTTATAGACCAATTAAATGGAGCAAAGCCTTCATTTGATACGCCTCAAGGTAAGTTATGTACTCCAATATTATCAGGAACAGGGGGAAATGAGGCACTATCTAAAGATGCCTTAGTAGTACTTAAAGACCCAACTGACTATGATATTTTACCTATGGATTGGGATGTATTGGAGAGAGGGATAGCAAAAGAAGATATTACTTGGAAGCGTCAAAATTTTGGAACTTACGCCCCTGCTCAAATGTCCGCAAAAACAGGAATGATTAAGATAAAAACTAATGTAGAGGCATATCTAGGATTAACAAATGCACCAAACCTTAGAAAGAGAGATATATTAGTTACAGATTGGAAAACTTGCAACGAAATAATAAAAGCAGACAGACTAAAATTAAAAAAACACAAACCTTCCCTCACAAAAGAGATTGTATACTATCCTATATCACCCGAAGAAATATTCTTATCAGGAAAAACAAATCCATTCCCCTATGAAGTAGCTACAGCTCACTTAGAAAGAATAAGATTAGAGGGTAGAACAGGAATGAAAGTAGATTTAGTTAGAAAAGGAAATGAGATAGAAACACCTTTCTCAACAAAAGACACACCAAACTTTCCATTTGAGGGAGGATTCTTTGACTCTCCTGTAGTTATATTTGGAGGAGTGCCCGAAGAAAAACCACCAAGAGGGTTATACTGTATAGCTTTAGATGATTATAAGCAAGAACAATCAGGTACAGACTCTTTAGGGTGCTTCATAGTGTATAAGAGGCAGTCAGGTAATGATGAGTGGGGAGATAAAATAGCTGCAATATACACTTCAAGACCCGACCCTCACAGAAAATTCCATATGTGGGGGCATATGTTGGCAGAAAAGTACAACACAGAAGAAGCTGTACTTATGGAGAACGAAGATATGGAGTTTAAAGTGTATTTAGACGGCATAAAACAAACTGAAAGATACTTAGTTCCAACCTTTAATATGTCAGCAGATTTATCTGTTAAAAGTAATGGAAGAAGACAGTTTGGTATATCACCACAAGGAAATAAATCAGCAATTATAAATAAAGCAATCAACTACTGTAACGAAATAATTATAATAGAAAGCGAAGACGGGACAACAGGTCAAAAATTAGGAGTTGAGAATATTGATGATGAAATGCTTTTAGAGGAAATAATTAACTATAAAGAAGGGGAAAACCACGACAGAATTACAACTTTTGGAATTGCTCTAATACAAGCACATAAGATGGATGCAGAGTACGTCCCTGCAAGATTAACAGAGAAAAAAGTGGAAGAGCATAATAAAAAACCACACGTAAAAAGAATATTTGGAGGAAGTAGAGGAAGAGGAATTTTAGGTTAAAAAAGTAGATGTGTAAGTTTTTTGGCAATATAAGCTATTTAAATTAAATTTGCAAATTAAACTTAACTTATTTTTAAATGGACGTAATAATAGGCATATATAAAATAACATCCCCGACAGGAAGAGTCTATATTGGAAAGAGTAAAAATATAAAAAATAGATTTTCAGGGTACAACAAACCTAAAAAATCCAAACTACAAGTTAGGCTATATAACTCTTTTATTAAACACGGGGTAGGAAATCACGTATTTGAGATAATAGAAGAGTGTCCGATTTCAGAGC